CGGCATCATTGCTGTTACCTGACTGGTCATACCAAGTCTGTACAAAGCCATTTAATTCCTCAAAGGAGTCCTCGTCATTAGTTGCAATATACGCATCCCAAGCAAGCCTAACCGAAGCAAGTGATGTAACTGTTGTTCCATTCAATGATCCCCAAGCACCAGAATCTTTAACAATTAAATTATTGTTATTAAATACTACATTTGATCCAGTTAAATCAGATGAAGTTATAGTATATAAATCACCGTTTGTTGCAATGAACGCACTTTTTGTTGTACTGCAATTAGCGGTTGCTGTATCTGGTGTTGTAGAGTCGTCTGGATTAACCTCGATACAGTTTCCAGAGGATACGCTTTGCAATGCGACGTGATTAGTTGTAGTGATATTTGTTGCCCCTTTGAGATAATAAGAAGTTCTAGTGCCTCCAAGTGATTTATTATTTGTTAAAGTATGTCCATCTCCTTTAATGACTAAAGCGTGGTCACCGCCCTGAGAAGCATCAAATTTATTACCAGTCACTGTGTGATTAGCCGAATTAATGGACATCAAAAAGGCGTGTCCTCCGTCGGAACGAACTTCGTTATTAGCAACTGTCAATGACTGAACCAGTGCTGTTACTGGAGTAACCCCGTCAACAGGTATGCCAAGTCCAGTTTTGTTGCCAGCTTGATTCTTGCCTGCGTGTATCTTGTTCCCCGATACAGTTCCGCTGCTGATGTAGTTATAAAAGTTAACGCCAACATCTTGCGACTCGATTAAATTGTTCTGCACGTTAATAGTAATTGCATTACTTGATGTTCCCCCACGAACATTAATTGCGTCCATACTGTTGTCAGAAATATTAATTCGATTATTGCTAATTTCTAAGCTAGTGCCAGATACATCAAAAGAATCCCCGCTGGTTGCAATTCCTCCATTTGATCTATTTCCTGTAATTGCAATTGTTCCACCGCAGCCAGCCCGAAGATTCGCAAATATGGGATCAGCTGTAGATTTTTCGTAGTAATTGTTGGAAAGTGTTATGCCAACAGTATTTAAGGATTGAATGCCATTAGTAGGTCCAGTAAAGGCTGTGTTGGTAATAGTTGTTGATGCACTGCCAGATACTGTTCCATTGTCACGGATTGCATACGTTGCTGAATGTTGAGCCTCAATTCGGCAGTCTTGAATTTTAAAGTTGCTTGAATCCTTAGTTAGATAAAAAATATAAGTTACTGAGTTTGCGTTACGAAACGTAATCCCCCTAAATGTAAAATTATCTATATCTGTGTTTGTTCTGAACACGTATGCACCCGAAACATTAGTAATCACAACCGTTTCTCCTGGGACAGCCCTTAGTGCCGTTTCTGCAGCAAAGCTAAGACTATTTACCAGAAGGTATCCGCTGCCTGTGTTTTCTGCGTAGGTTCCTCCTTTTACCCATACTGTATTTCCAGAGGTTATTTCATCTAGTCCCTTTGCAATCGTAGCATATGGATTGGACTCCGATCCGTCGCCAGTGCCGTCGTTTCCATTGGTGCGATCAACCAAAATGTCATTTGCCCCAAATGAGTAACTACCCGTATCTCCAGTAGTCTGATCGGCAATATCTACATTTAAATCGGCAATAGGAGATACTGTTGCACCATCATTTACAAAGGAAGTCAATGCACCAGAAGATACTTCGGAAGCCGTGAAGTCCTCCTCTGCGTTACCGCTTGCACGACGCACACGGACAACCTTGGGATCACCACCAGTAAGGCTACGGAGGCTGTATGCCGCCGCAGCGTTAGGAGCAATCTGCAGGACGCTCTCGCCTACTGAGTTCAGCCGACGCTGGCGACCCAGGGCTGAATCAAGGCTAACGTGCATACTAGACCTTGTGTAGTTGCACTAGTCCACCGCTAATAGTAACGGAGGTAAAGTTGCCATAAACAATTGTTCCTGCTCCTAGAGTTGTAAGGAGGTCTGCGGAATTAGTTACATTAGTAGCAGTCAATGCCGAAAGAGTTGAATCCTTGAGAAACTGGATAGCTCCAAACGAACCTGCGGTTGCACCGTCGGCTGCATTGATTACTATTGAACCTGCGGAGCTGAACTCCAGTGCGTTATTTCTTGAACTTGCCATAATTGCGTATTATATCACGGGGGGTTACTATCGGGATTGCCGATTTACATAAGTAGAGAACCGCTTGTTCACGGTATTGTTATTAGAAATTATATCAACCTTTTCAAGCTCAAGGGCTAAAGCACCTGCGGCTGTGTTTTCTTCAGCAAATGCCTTGTCAGTCTGGCCATCCATACGGAGGAAGTCAGCATAGGTTGCGTGAGCAATGTAAGCAAAGAACTCTGCAGGGACCTCAACAGTGCTACTAGTGAAGTCCGATACAACAACTGGATCGGAAACAGTAATACTAAATGGAGTGAACTCCTTCTTGTAGGAAATAAATGCTGCGTTGTCAGTTGTGGAAACAACATTGAGTATATTAGCCCCTGTGAAATCCACAAAGAACTCGTATTCATGCGCTGAACTATTTAAGAAGGCTTGTTTCCTAAATATACGATTGAATGAACCAACAGTTGCTTTCCCCGTCTGAGAGTAAGGTATTAAGTTCTTTCCCTCAACTAACAGGGAGTCCGTGCCTGCTTGAGGAGTAAAGGTTACTACATCGGTAATGTTATCCTTCTTGATGGTATCAGCCTCAATAAATTGTTGAGTCCCAGTTGAAACTGTAAATGTTCCATCCGCTTGTTCTGTAGCAGATGCAGAAGTATCCACTCGCCAGGCTGTTCCGGTGTTATAAATAATTACAGTATTTGTTGTAGCACCTTGATAAACATTTAAGCCACCAGTTGTGTTAGCACCTAGTAGCTTGTAGTTCTGGTTCACTGTAGTATCCGTACTAGCTGTTGCGCCGGACAATGTTAATGAAAGTATGTCCCGCTTCTCGGATGGGACAAAGTATCGAGGCCAGATTGGACTCTCGTTAAATGCTTGTAAAAACCTGCGGTTAATCAAATTAGCAATATCATCCGCTTCGGTAGGAGCAAATGATCCAACACCAGCTAGGGATTGGATTAACTTAAAAAGATCGCCGTAGGTTCTGGTCTGCATTAGATTTTGTTTGGAGTAAGTTCTGGGAACTTCTTATTGTAGTACTTTAAAAATTCTTTAGAATGCACAGTCGCTTGACCGTACTTCTGGACTAGTCGGAAGTATTCCCGGTGAGGAATAGTTGCAACTGGTTTGCCAAGGACTGGGTGAACTGTCCCCTTGAGTGCTTGGGCTTCTTTGGCTGCTTGAGCAACCCGTTGTTTTTCCGTCTTCTTCTCAAGGTTGAAGCCGTTGGTTATCTCCTTCATGAAGGCGCGATCAATCTCGCCATCGGAGTACTTCTTTAAATTAGGAACAATGATATCCATATTAAAAAAGGCGGGGGGCCGAAGCCCCCCAACCAGATCTTAATTAGTTAGAGAAACCCTGACCAGCGGTTGGGTAGTATTCCACTAGGAAGCGGAATTTACCTTTTGCTGCGTCACCGAGTCCACTGCCTGTACCATTTGATGTTACGTTAAGAACAGTAACCAAGTGGTTACCGGCTTGTGTAATAGCACCATTGTTGGCAAAGATTTTGCCGAGGCTGCTGCTGTCGCTGAATACATCAACTTCAACAACCATGCCGTTAGCATCGCCATCATCACCGACAGCTAGTGTAGCATCAGTGATAGCGGCTCCGCCATCTGTAACTTCTGCTGTAACCAACTGGTCAACAATGATTGCACATTTACCAACTGTACCAGCTAGGCCAGCTCCTGCAACATTGAATGCAAGGGCTTGCGCGCCAGTGGAGCCTGAGAATGCAGAAGCTTCTACTGTAGCTTCGTGGGTGTATCCAAGACTTAATGTTTGGATGTCACCGATTTTTTTAAGGTCAATAGCCATAATATTATATTTCCTTTATTTGGGGGTTAGGTTACGTCTTGGATGACACCGTGTGCGCCAGGATGGTACACTCCGAGAGTCAATGCACAGTCAACGAATCCACGCTCACCGCCACCAAGATTTGGAAGGCGAGTTGATCCCATTGGGATAAGCTCGTGAATACCGTAGTATTCTGGGTTTACGATGTAACCGGAACCAGTAGCTGTGTTGCCACCGAAGTTAGGCGCGCAGTCAGGATTTTGGTTAACAATGGAGACAACGCCATGATCGGACTCATAGAGGTCAACAGATAGCTTGATGCTACCGCTGTTGCCGTCGTAGTTCACTGTACGAACATTGTCCGTAGCAGAAGCACTTGTGCGAGCGAAGTCAGCAATAACTTGGCGTAGGCCAGTGTCAGCAACAAGCATAAGATTGTTTGCGGAACCGGTTACACGGAAGATCGAGCTGATGATGCCGTTAAGAGCTGATTCGCTGAATGCAGTTGCATTAGCTTCAGTTGTTGTGTAGATGCTGTCAGCAGGTGTGCGGAATGTAGCAGGTACATCAGCAGGTCCAGCAGAATCAAGCCAGTCGCCAAGTCCACGAAGTGCGTTGGCTGTGCCTGCACCGTTTTCTGTAGCTGAATCTTGAGTGCCAGCAATAGTGGCTTCAACGTCGCGCTTTAGTTCGCGGATAGCTTTGGCTTCTGCTTGAGCAATCTTAGCGGGACCAACGGAATCGACAGCTTCTTGCATATCGGAAACCATGTAATCACGGCGGAACTTTTGAACGCGGTTACCAAGCTTTGCACGGCCAGCGAACTGGTCAGTGAATGCTGTTACGTCAGCACCTTCAGAGATACCAGCAGTGCTGGGAGCCGAAAGGCTGTCGACAGTCCACTCAACGAATGTAGCGGATGCGCGTTGTTTGTTAGCGGACGAAAGGATAGGAGTCTCTTCGGGAGCGAGGATAGTCAAGACATCAGTCAAGTCTTCGCGATTGGAGACACCCGAACCTGTATTTGTAGTATCGAATGTATTTGAGAATGACATTTTATTTAATGATTAGTTTTAATGAGTTAAAGGCGTGAAGCCATTTGTAGTTTTCTAAGTGCAGCAAAATCACGAGCGTTACCCGATTTTTGGAATTGACTTTGCAAATCCTTGAGTGCCTTTGCAGTTCTTGATGGGGACTTAGCAGCGTTTGCATTACTTGTTGTCGCACCCTTGGGTGGTGTAAGTTTCATGCTTGGCTTACCTTCAGCTATTGGTTTACGACCATAGATACTGTTTGCCGCGTGAGCGAACCAGTAATCCAATTGACCCGCAACATCCGGAGCTTCCCTTGATATGATCTCTTTCATTTTTTGAAAACGAGCATCATTCACTGTAGCTTCGTACTGTTTGCGTACATCATTGTCCTCACCTTCTAGCCAGGATAGCTCTTCTTTGGCTCTCTGCTTGAAAGCAACTTCCATATTTTGAGCCGTTTCTCTGGCTTGTATTTTAGAAAGTTGATCAGGAAGAAAGGTCTTCTGAGCCTTACGCGCCTGTAGTAGGGATTTACGGACTTCCGCCTTCGTCATTTCTTTGCCTTCGATCTCAGTAATGACATCGTCAGCCGCATAGTCAGCACCTTCAAAAAGAAGGTCCTCAGCCCAATCGACTATTTGCTCAATCTCTTGAGCCTTATCTTGAAGGCTTTCAATTGAATCTAAATTTCCAAATGGGTTATTTTCTATTTTCTTTTTTGACTCCAGGGGATCCTTCTGTTGAAGCGAAGCCTCTAGTTTAGCCAGTTTTTCTTCTGCCGTTTTTCGTCTTGCGGTAAGTTCCCCAAAACGAGCCACAGCTTTACTGCCTAACTTATCAGCTAGTTCCCGTAATTCTTCTTCGGACGCGTTGTCCAAATCAATCTGTGAAAGAACATCCTCGGATGCTGATTCAACTTCTGGTTCACCTTCTTCGGCTTCTTGAGTTTCCTCAATGACCTCTTCGGGTGTCTCTTCCGTTTCCTCTTCGACAACTGGTTCTGATTTTTCCTCAGCACTTGGCTCAGGAGTCATCTGCCCCAATCGGCGATTTGCAAAATCCGTTACGGATATATTAGTATTGTCCACTGGTATTGTATCTGCCCCAGAGTCAGCAGTCGTGATTTCATCTGTCATAATTTCCACTCATTTACGCCGAGAGATTGCGATGCGTTAATATAACACAGGTGAACAGTTATTGTTCAGCCTAGAAATTTTCGCGGTGACGATTACTTAATTCCTGCCAGCTTGATAACTGCAATAGCTGATCATAAGTAATAATTCGTCCGGATACCTGCTGAATGGTGTCGCTTGTAGCTTCGTGTAGTTCCTCGATTGCCTCTTCTCTGAGGTCATGAACCATTTTCATGAACCTAGCAAAAGCCTCATAGTTATGAAGTGTTTTTATATCGTCTTGGATATTCATATTATTTTGCTGCGGAACGCATTACTTGAACCATTCTAGGACCTCTATCTTTTACTTGCTTGTACCACTTACTGTCAATCATTTCATCGGCAGCTACATTGTAGTCATTGTTCATGAGGCCAGCCTTCATCTTTTCAAACTTGTTAAGTTTAGTCAAACCTAAGTTGAACGCCATATCTACTAGGGTCATTTTAACTGCTTCGGGTCTTTTAGCAAAGTTAGGATCATAGGACTGAGCGTCCTTGAATGCTTGAGTTAGGCTATAATTATAAAGGGTTTTTGTTTCCTTGTCAGTAAGTTCTCGACCAGCAAACAATTCATTGATATCAATTCCTTCCTTCTTTAGGATCTTACGATTAGCGGGTTCCTCGAGATTGAATCCAATGCCTATCGTTCGCTTGCCCTTAGTGTCCTTGTAAACCTTTGATTTGTTTCCCTCATTAAGGACAAACATATCATAGAAATTATTGGCACGCTGTTCGCGGACTCGTTGTTGAGCGAGTTGTTGGGTGCTTTGATTATCAGCCATAGTGTAAGTATTAGTTAATAAAATAATACTACATATTCTGAGTGTCAACATTACCCATCTGTGCAGGGGCTGTGCCGACTCGACCAATCTGGGCGTTCTGCGCTTGCTGCATCTGGAAGGTATATTGACCCTGGTATTTCTCCATCCGTCCCCGGAATGCTTCATCCTGCTGTAGACGCTGTTGAATGTCCGGCTGCTGGGCGTATTGCTGTAGGACTTGCATAGCAATCTGCGCGCCTGTAGGACGTGCCGGCATTTCAATACCTGCAAAAATCTTTGTAAGATCATCGGTAACATTCTTAACCATTTCTTGTTGAGCATCTTGTGCAGGTTGCAGAACAGCATCAGCCATGACTGGATCAATGCTAGCGGCTGCAATGTCAAGTAGTCCATCAATATTCATTCGGTTATTAACATTGAGTTGGTTCAATGCAACGAACCCTTGTAGTTTCTTTTCTACTGTTTCTGGATCACTGTCAAGAACATCAAAGTTAATCATGATGTCAAAGTTCTCATTAGGATTACCCTTGTTCATTACTTGAGGGTCAGGGATGCCTGTTACCTGGAAGAAGACTTCATCGGGTCCAAATCTCTGGAAGCATTTATAGGCCATGCGAATAACCTCGGCTACGTGGCTAAGGTACTTATCAACCATGAACTGCTGTCTGGATTGAGACATTGGGTCATTCGTATCCAGTCCAATCATTCTGTCAGCTTGATTGATTAGTGTTTGTTCCATCTCAAGCGATCCTTGATTGTACGCGGGGGTAGGAGCGAAGTCCAAATCTCCTTTACGGCGGTATGGAATCATACGACCTGGACCCCAGTCATTGGGTGCTTGACCCACTGGGTGCAAGATAGGAGGTAGGGTAGCTAGGCTATTGCGGTCAATCCGTGAATCACGCTCTACCTTTACTTGGTTCTGAATACCACGAAGAATACTGGGAACGGTGGATACATCATAGAGACGCTTAGTGTCCTCGGACAAGCGTGTCACTACTACTGGATAGTCTTCGTATCCGTTA